AAAATCACCAGTAGCAGGTAAAAATGATATGGGTGGCACATCAGCAAACATCGCAAAAGGCGGATCAGCTGATGAAAAAGGCACAGGCGCAAGTGCTCCAAAAGAAGATAACGCAGGGAATGTAAATGTTCCTGGCGCTAAAGGTGCTACTAAAATGGCATCGCAACCCGGCCATGGTGCCGAGAAAAAAGGTAAACCAGAAGCAGCTGACAAAGGCGCTGGCTCACCTTTAAATGGCGCTCCTAAAAGAGCGAAGTAAGGACTGATTGATGAGAACACTTAACGAACACTTGAGTTTCGACCAGGCTAAAATGGTTGTTGAGTCTGCTAACGATGGCAAAGATCTTTTTATGAAAGGTATTTGCATTCAAGGCGGAGTACGCAACGCCAATCAGCGTGTTTATCCCGTAAATGAGATTAGCAGGGCTGTCACCACACTCAACGAGCAGATTCAAGGTGGCTACTCAGTGTTAGGCGAAGTAGATCATCCAGAAGGACTTAATATTAACTTAGATCGTGTATGTCACATGGTAACAGAAATGTGGATGGACGGTCCAAACGGTTACGGAAAACTTAAAATCCTACCTACTCCGATGGGACAACTAGTTAAAACAATGCTTGAAAGCGGCGTTAAACTAGGTGTTTCATCGAGAGGTAGCGGTAATGTAAGAGAAGATGGATCCGGCGAAGTAAGCGACTTTGAGATAGTTACAGTTGATGTAGTTGCTCAACCAAGTGCGCCGGGGGCATACCCTACACCTATTTACGAACACCTTATGAACAGTCGAGGCGGCTATAGGGCGTTCCAAACAGCAAGGGAAGTTCAAGGCGACGAAAAGGCACAAAAATACTTAAAAGAGAGCTTATTAGATATAATAAGCAGACTCCGCTAACGAGGAGAGGATAGAAAATGTTAGATGCACTAAAATCACTCTTCGAAAACTCAGCACTATCGGAAGAAGTGCGTTCAGAACTAGAAGAGGCATGGAACGCTAAGGTGAAAGAAAATCGCCTGCAAGTAACATCTGAACTACGTGAAGAATTTGCAAAGAAGTACGAGCACGATAAAGAAACAATGGTAGAAGCTATTGATTCAATGATCTCAGAAAAACTAAGTGAAGAAATCGCAGAGTTCCAAGAAGACCGTAAACAACTAGCAGAAGCAAAAGCTAAGTTTGCAGTTGCACAGCGTCAAAATGCAACACTTCTAAAAACTTTTGTTGGTGAACAACTAGCAAAAGAAATCAAAGAACTACATCAAGATCAAAAAGCAATGGCTGATAAGTTTGTTGCACTAGAAGATTTTGTTGTTGAATCACTTGCAAAAGAACTTGCAGAGTTTTACGAAGATAAAAAAGATCTTGCCGAAACAAAAGTACGTCTTGTACGTGAAGGCAAAGCTCACGTTGATAAAGTTAAATCAGACTTTATCAAGAAAAGTGCAACATTGGTATCAGAAACAGTGTCAAAAGGTCTTAAGAAAGAGATCACAGCACTCAAAGAAGATATTGATGCAGCACGTCAAAATGATTTTGGCCGCAAACTATTCGAAGCATTTGCTAACGAATATTCACATTCTTATCTAAATGAAAAGAGTGAAACTGCTAAACTTCTAAAAGTTGTTAGTGCTAAAGACAAGCAACTAGCAGAAGCAAAGCAAGCAGCGGTTAAAGCTATTAAACTTGCGGAAGCAAAGGCAAACGAGGTCAAAATGATCAACGAGTCACACAACCGCAAAGAACAAATAAACAAGTTGATTGCACCATTAGGAAAAGATCAGCAAGGTATTATGATGGACTTACTGGAATCAGTTCAGACGCCTAAGCTTCAAGCAGCGTTTGACAAATATCTACCGGCAGTTATTGACGGTAAAGGTCCAGCGAAGCAGAAGGCAGTATTATCAGAAGGCAAAGAAGTAACAGGCAACCGTGAAAACAATGACATCAAAAAAGCAGACGCAGCATTCGACTCAAATGTCGTAGATATTAAGCGTCTAGCTGGATTATAAAGAGGAGAAACCAATGTCAGAACTACTAGAAAGTCGCTGGCAGGATACCAAAAGCGCACTTCTTGAAGGCCTAGCAGGCACAAAGAAATCAGTAATGGCAACAACACTTGAGAACACTCGCAAGTACTTGTCAGAAACTGCAACAGCAGGTGCTACTTCTGCCGGTAATATCGCAACCCTAAACCGTGTGATCCTTCC